TTGCACTCTTTCTCTTGAAATATAAATCTATTTTAGAAATGAATACGCTGTTAGATCCACGACCCATACCCTTCTTAATAAAGAATGTTTGAGCTAACGGGTCACCAGCTTCAGTAACTGACTGAACGCGTGCTGCTAGGTTTCTAGAAGTTGCTGTTTCGTTAACAGTAAATTCTGGCATTCTAGTTGAAATAGTAGTTTTACTTGTTGAAATATTATATGCATGATAAGTAATATTTGCTTTAGAAGTAGAAGCAGATTCAATACTAGAATATTGATTAACGTCAACCACTGTTAAAACTCTATCCCCAACAAAGAATTGTCCTTCTGGAATTGTAAATACTGCTCGTAAAACACCGTTACTATCAGCAAGTACTGCACCGCCTGCTGTACTAAATTTTTCAACATTGCGGGCAGAATCTGCAGATGTTCCTGGAGAAACATGCGTATTAACATCGACACCATCAAAGAAGAAATAATGTCTTGCACCAGGACGTAAACCGGAGATAAAGATTTTTACATCTCTAGATCTCATGTATGGCTGGAAATTAATGTTAGTTACAAAGTCACCAACTGCGTTAACATCACCATCATTTACAGCAAGAGTTTGTATAATGCCAGCTTCAGTTCTAGGTGTAGTTGTAGTTGTAGTTAAACCAGCAACAGTTGTTGTCGATCTACCTTCAGTAACTTGACCAGACCAAATTGTTCCGGTAATAGGGAAAACTTCTTGCAAATCTTGGAATACTGACGCGATATCAATAGTAAGTGGTACTGGATTTGTAACAGTATCATGAGCCATGTCGTGACTTGGAGAAATAAAAGCGTTGCCTTGATATTTCCAGAAGTTGCTTACGCAGTTTCTAAAATTAGTTGCGTAAGGCTGACCTAGTAATTTTACATGAGCATTTCTACTTAATGTTGCAACTTCAGCATCATTAACACTTGGGAAAATAGAAGCGCTACTACCAGACTTATATCTTAAATCAAGTGGAAACGTATTTAGCGCAGGTGTAAGAATCTTTTTGTCAAAGTGAATAGCGGCTTTATGATTAGGATCATTCGTGTTTGCTATTCTAGCATCATTCATCGGATCTACGATATAACCATTCTTAAATCTTGTTAATCCATTTTCATCTAAAATCATAAGATTTTCAGAATCTTGTTCTAACTGGTTAAGACTGATATAGTATTCTAGACCTTCAATTCTTTTCTCAATTTTTTCAATGTCGCGCATTGTATAGTTTCTAGTACCTTGCGGAGTTACTTGAACAGCGCAAGAAAACTTACCTTGTTCAGCAGCTTCTTTTTGGCTTAACGCTGGATAACCTGGAATATAAATCTGAGATAGAATTATTTCGTCTTCGCTTATTCTTGGGGTAATTGGACGTTGATCTTCTTCACCTTTAATCAAAGATGCTTTACCATATGAATCCATTGTAATTGCATCGATTCTCGATAAGTAATGTTCAATGTCACAAGTAATACTAGATTGAATTGATGGTACTAAATAATTGCCACTAAATGATTTATCATATGCACCAACTGCAGTAGCAACGATACCAGCAGATGATACTGTTAAATCAGTATAATCTACCAGCGGGTCTCTATCAACATGTGGTCTGAAGTCAAAACAATTTCTTAAACTGAAAAGTACTCCACTGCTTGAAGTATATGTATCAAGATCTGAAGAACGAATTTTACCAGAAGGTAACACCGGCGTCACATCATCAATCGGATAACTATTAACTGTAAAGAAATTTTGACCAGTAGAAGTATTAACCTGGAATACGCCAAGTTTAATTACGAGCTGTTGCCCGTTTGCTGGTCTTGGGCGACCAGGAATATATTCCATGTATGAAATATCGTAGTAGTGATCTGTTTCATTCTGATACAGCTTAAAACTATCGGTGTAATCTGTTCCGCCAACACCTGCTGTTATAGAAATAATTTTATAAACATCTGGGAAACCAAGACTATACACAGTCTTTACAGTAGTATGATTAACTTTTATGAACGGTTGTACAGCAACTTTATTATGAGGTGTTGCAACAAGAATTCTTTTGTTAAAGTAAATATCTATACCAGGATCAGATCCAGCTGAAGGGTCTAAATTAATTGTAAGCTGCGAGTTGTTAAGACTTGTAGAATAATTTAAAACAGGGATAAATGTATTAGAAGCATCTACAACTACAATATCACCTTGGTTTAAACCAAAGTCTTCGCCAACAGATGCAGTAAGAGTAACAGAGTTATTAGCTTGTACAGCTGACACTTGAGATCTTACAGGAAGAGTTGTGTCAGTTATTTCCTTGATATACGGAGTACCTGTATCAAAAACAACAGCAGCTTTTGAATTAGATTTAACTGTAGAATTTGCAGCAATAGTAATTATACCGCTACTTGAAACTACGCGAACTACAGATCCAAAAACGTTTGGCGAAATCATTTGTACACCAAACAAATATAATTTAGTTGGTGTGATGTTTCTTATATGAGCTTCACCAATTTTTACTCCACTAACGTTTTGTAAATCTGCTGTTGCATAATTAATATCTACTGTACCACTGATGTCTATAATATCAACATATGAACCATAATCAACCGTAGTTGCTTGGTTTTGCTGTAAAGTAGTATTTTGAACTTGATCAATTGTAAAATCAATTTGACCATTGTTTACTACTCTAAATCCTTTAACGTAAGCAGTACCCTTACCAAGCAAAGCTACAAGCTGATCGTTTCTACGATCTAAATCAACTTTAAATTTGTCTAGAATGTAATTGCCAGATTCTTCATATGTTCTTTTTGCTAATTCTTCTGCAATTGAGTTAAACTGAGTAACATCACGCAACTGAACAGCAGAACCGTTTTGGTAACGAATAAGAGTAAAGAAAGTTGGATCTAAGTCTGCGACTGGAGTAGCTCTTGCAACTAGCTCTGGAACCATTCTAAGTCTATCAGCTCCTGGCGCGTTTTCGTTTGCAGAGCCGTTAGCATTGTCATTTAAGCTATTATCTTGTAAAGAGCTAATTAGACTTTCTAAAACCTCATAACCAACTGAAACATCATCTGGTTGATCTGTGTATTTAGAAACTACAAGTGTCTGATCTGCAGTAAATAAGAAATGTCCTTTTTGGAAAATAACACCAGACGATGCTCTAATACCAAATGATCTTCCTGTTGGCGCTACTTGAAGAGTAACGTTAATATTCTGAATATTTAGTTCTGTACTGTAAAGAGTAGAACCATTATATTTTTTACGACTAATTTGTAAGTTTTCGCCAGGTATAAACGCTTTATAGCTACTTGTTTCATTAGTATTTAAGTAGTTAATAAAAAATGTGTTAAGATCTGGTGGGCGAGTTTCAAAACCACGAGACGCTGTAATAATAGAAGCTATAAGACCCGACTGAACACCTTGTATTTCGTATACAACATCAATTTCAGTTTCAATACCAGAAAGAATTTCTGTACTAGGTCCACTAATATATGACTCAACGTCAAATCCAGTTTTGTCAACAAGTTTTACGTACTGCAATCCATTAAGCACTGTAAAGTTACAGCCTTTAATAATTGTACCTTCTTGGTAAATATTGTCACCAAACTGCTCTACCTGGTTTTGAAGAATCGTTTGAAGTTGAGTTAGTTCACGAGCCTGAACAGCATATGCTGGTTTAAATAGGATCTTGTAGAACTGTTTTTCGACGTCAAAGTCATCAAAATACGGTGCAATATTTAAATTTGTGTTAATAGGCATCTATTTGATTTCCTTAAAATTCTAAGACCAACTTATATTCTTCTCGTGAAGTTTCTGCTCTTTCTAAAGGAAAGAAATCTTCCATAAAGTATACCGTACCCGATCTTTGTGTATATCTTGATTCAATAACATTATTAGCTACTGGTGTATTTATCTTTATTCTTTGGCCGGTTTGATTAACTAAATCTTTTGTAAAATCTAATGATATATCATTATTAGCTTGATTTGTATACGGACCCATGTAATTAGAAAGGTATATTGTATTAGCACTTGGCTTTATTTCATGCACTATTGCACTAAATACAACATCATTGTTAACGTCTGTTTGTGTAACAACACCATTAACAATAACTTTAGCATATTCATCTGTAGTAACTGCTATGCGGTTATCAAACACGTTTGGTGATAC